TCCCTGAACCAGACAATATAAATAGAGTAAACTAGATGATTTTGTTTTTATGGATTTGAACCATTTAAAACAGCGGATTAAGCAGTTTATTTTCCTAAGAGTTTTGCTGAATCATCTAAAATGGGACGTAGTAGAATCGAACTACTCTAAGCCGGTTAGGATAATACGAGGTAACGATCCCCGATGTTAAATTATGAAGTATAACCTCCATAATAATCCACCTGGAATTACCAAAGCCGGGTGCACAGCCACTATGCCAACGTCCCAAATAATATAGAATTTATTAAGTTGTCTAGGTTCTGGGGTTGTTTGATTCCTCTCTCAACCACTCATTAAGAATACCACATTCAACCAGTAATGGGAAAAACGTGTGCCAGTTTTCAAAGTGTCCCAAGCAATAAAAAAGGAGTGAACTTTTGATTCACTTATCCTTTTTCGATGTTCTTCTGATAGGATTTTACCTTTATGCGCTTCACTTAATTTTCTTTTAGTTTCTTCTGAAAGTTTTTTACCAATTTTTGATTTACTTATTTTTAATTTTTGTTCTTCCGAATGAATAAATCCAGATGAACCCACCCCACCATCAGTAAGATTCCTTAGAATACCAGTACCCAAATCCTTTCTACCCAAAACATTAATCATGTATTTCTCATGTTTAAATGCTTCTTCTTCAGTTAGATTCTGTTTTAAGAATAGTATTCTATCTTTATCTTTTGGTGTTTGGATATTACGATTATAATTAAAATAAGCTCTATGACCCCTACCCTTACCGATATAATAAGGGGTTCTGTCTACTCTTAAATAAGCATAAGTGTAATAATTATTCATTTTATATTTTTCATTTTCTGTATTCAAAGCGCCCTGTGTAGGATTCAAACCTACGACCTTACGGGTAGAAACCGTCCACTCTGATTCACTGAGCTAACAGGGCATGGTGGGAGCATTTCACCCCTAAGAAGATTTTGGGTTACAAGGAAATCTTTAATCCCCGTTCACTCAAGCTACAGCAAGTGTAGATTTACGTGAAAATGCAACTATAGAGTTGACTTTTGTTTTTTGTTCTATCAACAGATTAACTCTTAGAACCCCGTCGAAACCTGGCACCCCCATGAATGGAAGTGGAAGTGATTACATCGAAGTAATGTCCGAAATACCAGTTTGAAAATCCTCCTGAACAACTTATTTATAACACGTATTCAGACACCAATGTGGAATCATGTGCCAGTTTTCAAAGTGTCTACAAATCAAGATATTGATTTACCTCATCTTCAAATTTTTTATAAATCCCACCCTTTGTTTTATAAGTGACATTCATATTTCTATTGAAAAATAAATTCAGTTAATTTTTCAGCTAAACCGATAATCTCATCAATAGTTGGTGTGTTTGGATATTCCACACCACGTGTATTTTGATGGGAATACAAAGCATTATCATATCTATTCTGTAAGATTCTTTCGGCAATCTTTAAAGCCTCTAATCTTAAATTTTCATTTTCCATCCTTTACCTCAATCTAATCTAAATTTATTTATAACAATAAAAAAAATCACCCCATTGAAAATGACTAGACCACCCAATATTATAAACAGTTACACCACACATTTTCTTAAAAAATCTCTTCCTATGGGTTCCTGTATTAAACCAAGTAATTCTTCCAAAATTACCACCATCACATGTTACATTAAACATCATTCTTTCACCCAAGGACTCCTAATTCTCATTTCACCCCCCAATAAACTAGAACTATCATTTTTCTCAGTAAATATAGCCTCCCCCACAAATTCATCTCTTTCAATTGGCTCTAGTTTATCATATATTCTAATTGCTTCGTCCACATCACGTTTCACTTTATAGTCAAGAAGTTCTTCAGTTTCAATCATTTTTTTATTAATACTTCTTTGAACATTCTTGGACATATCACTGTTCATTAATGTGGCAATATCATTTGCATCAAAAAAATCATTCACTAGTGCATATACCTTCCACATACCAGCATATTTTTTTAATAATTTATCTACATACTTTGGATCATTTTTTTTCTGTTCATCAAATATTTCTTCAGTTGAATATAAAACACTTTTAATAAATACCAAAAACGATTCCTCATCAATAATGGAGAACATATTATGATTATCCATATATAATTTAATCTCATAATAAAATTTCATTATATCATTATATGTTAAAGATAACTTACTAAGATTTCTCTCAACAAAAAATAAAATAATATTCGATATTAAATCCGGTATTGTATTAGCAGTGATACCAAATAATTTTATTTGCATTATATATTTTTCTTAATTGCTTGCTCTATAGCATCATCAAGAACCCTCTCTATCCTATATCCTATAAATTTATCATCTTTAACAATATAATCATTAAGGGCATCAACACCTAAAAATTGCTGAGTCCTATCGATAACATTAAAGGCACTCCTCTCACTCACGCCAGGAATAAAATCCAAAACATTTACGGTCAAGTTCAATAAAAATCCAACTTTCACATAATAAGAGAACTTTCTTTTTATCTTTCCAAATCTAAAATTAAATAAATTAAAATTGTCCATTTAGATACTCATCTATAGCGGAACCCACAATACTATTTACATCTATAGATTTAATTTTCTTCATTCTATTAGTGTCAAAAGTTAATGCAAAGGACTTATCATTTTGATTAACTTTAACTCTAACCCCCAATGGGTTATTATTCACAGTCAAATCAAAAGTATCATCAGATACTAAAATTAAATTCAAATCATCAATGTTAATTTTTAATAATCCAGAAGTAGTCAATGCATTAATAACTAATCCCTGAATTTCATTAACTTTCATCAACCTTCCTGATACACCGAAATATAAACCGCACCTTTCCTTGTTAATGGTAAGACATAATCACGAAGATCAGCATTATACATTCTAACACATCCAAAAGTTGGATACAATGTTTGATATGGACCCCAGGCACCTGGCCATCCACAAGCAGAACCGCCACCGTGAAGCATTATTCCAGCTCTACCATACTTCCTTTCTTGAAGCTCCAATTCAACCATATCAAATGAGTACCAACCATATGATAACTTTGTTCTACTATATGATGGACCGTCATTGTAATCTTCGTATATTGCACCTATTCGATATAGTCCAGGTGGAGTATCAGTTCTTTGTATTTTAAACTCGTAATCACTACCCTGACCCCTAGCTAAGCAAGGTCTGTCCCACAACAAAAAACCATCATGACGATATGCTTTTGCCCTTTCTGTAACATCATTAACAATAATATGAGTATCAAGTTTTGTAAAACTAAATTCTCTGGGTGATTTTTTTGGTCCAATTAATGCCATTTAATATATCCAATATACATCTATGCATTATTTATATTAAAATGGGGGCCATGCCCCCAAATAAACTACTAATTTAAAATATCCATAGTAATAGGAACAACACCAGAATGTTTCATATCTAAAATATCAGCAGCGGCATTACTCAAATCTAATACCCTACCAGGAATAAATGGACCCCTATCGTTGATATTAACAACAACAGACCTACCATTATACTCATTGGTAACCATTACTCTAGTTCCGCATGGGAGACTTTTATGAGCAGCAGAAACCATGGTTGAATTATATTTTTGTCCACAGGCAGTATAATTTCCGTAAAAATCACTGCCATACCACGAAGCCCTTGTTGCTAATCTCATACCATGATTGGTCCCTCTTGGGATAAACTGATCCAATACATCTAATTGAGATTCATTATTATCATCATAATTAATAATATTATGTAACGGCCCCAATTTCTGACTTTCGATTGCACCAACTGGTGTAGTTAAAATAGTAGCCATAGTGCCGAGAGCGGCGGTGATTAAAACATTTTTTAAAAACATTAATTTAAATTAAAAACAACATCCGAATCTGGAAGGCACACATCCCCATTTAAGGGGCAATCCATACGGCACAAAAAACCCGAGTAGAATCGGGTTTCATTATTTAGGCTATCAGAGATTTTCAGATTTGTCAAGCCCCATAAATTCCCAGTACATACAATCAATCTCAGAATCATCTTCATATGAAGAAATCCACTCAGAAAACTCCTCTTCTAGTGCCGTAGCATTATCAAGTTCTCCAAAATTCTCAGTCTTTTTAAGAACACTAATTCTATCAGTTACCCAATCGAATACCTGAGTATTGATTTCATCCAGTTTATTCGATTGGGTAACTGGTGTGGGATCATCAGCACCAACTAAATCAACAACATCAGAATTAGTATTTTTATCCTCATCAGCCAAAATAACATCAATAATGAGATTTCGGATCTTGTCTTTCATATAATTCTTCATAGAAGAAATACTAAAATAATTGGATAATTTTTTCATAATTGGTAACCTTTTTTGGTGTAGTGATATTTATGGGACATCTTAATTTTAACACACTCTCCAACAGTGTCAACCCCCAAACCATAAGTATTTCTCATGTAAGAGGCTAAATAAGAAAGGTAGTGGACTTCTTATGAATTGGAAATATAATCAAATAGACTTTATAGAAATTCCAAATAAAATGGAGGGCTTTGTTTATATAATAACCAATATGACAAACAATAAGAAATATATTGGCAAAAAAACATTTTGGACTAGACAAAAAGATAGAAAAACTGGAAGGAGAAAAACTAAAGAATCAAATTGGAAAAATTATTTTGGTTCATGTGATGAATTGATCTTAGATGTAAAAAATTTAGGCAAGGATAAATTTCTACGCGAAATTTTATACCTATGCCCACACAAGAAATCCATGAGTTATTATGAAACTTACGAACAATTCAATAGAAATGTAATTATGAAAGATGAATATTATAATACAAACATTGAAGGGAAATATTTTTCATCAGAATTGACTAATATATACAATTTAGTAGAATGTAATTCTAGCCATTAAATCATAATTTAAATCCAGAAAATGTGTTTTCATTAATATCCTGAGTTATTCCACCAATAACATAAGCTGTTAGTGCCTCTTCCTGTGGTGGATTCTGATTATTTAATTCTTATGCGGTTGGATATTGTTATCCCCCTATTTCTCTGATGAACTACACATAGCTAAAGACTAATGTGTTTCAGGTTTCATAGACTTATCTAACGACAACGCCTCCACCTGTTTTTGTTTAATGTCCGA